TTTCTCCATCGGCTGTTGATTAGTAACCAATATCGGAAACAAAAACACCTGTCAACAAAAAAATGCAGATAAAAAGAAACGAGGCCAGAAATAAATCTGACCTCGCTCCCAACCAACCAAAGGAAACAACAAAGGGTAACCAGTCCTTTGCGTTACACCGTATTATGCTACTTCGTACAGTGTTCCTAGTTTTACCACGATCTTTTCGTGGTCGTCAAGCCACTTTTTGCAATCGAAACGACTTTTTCCAATAAAAATTGCAACGTGCCGCAGATAATCTACACAATGTTTCTTCTTGACCAGTTCACGATCAGTCTCTCCGATGCGAACTGACGACACCGGAATACACAACATCCATCTGTAATCTGCACGTTCGACAATTTCTATCTCAAGTTTATTAGTTTTCATCTTCTTCCTCGTAAGCTTCGATATAGATATCAACGGATTCCCTAATCAAGTCTGCAACAGAAACCTGCTCGTAAGATGATTGTTGCATAATAGTAGCTATTTTAGCTAACTTATCGTACTGTTCAACCTTTAACATTATGTTGTATTGTTTAGTCGGTTCCAAAATCTTGTTTGGTCTTGGCATCTCTGATTTCCTTTTCAGATAGTTTATTTAGTTTCTTTTGTTTTTTATTATCTATAATTTTATAACCATACTTCTTATCCCTAAGTAACTTAGCTATAGGATTGATTTTATTATTAATATTCATCTCTGGTTTCTCCCAATGGGGATGGTTAATAATTAAGTAGCACAGCCTGTCAAGCATTGTCAATCAAAAAAATGCAGTTGACAAGATTTTTGTGTGGTGGTATTTGTCAGCTATAGTTTGTAACTAGGAAAAGGAAACCGACATGAAATCACCAAGTTGGTTACAAGGTTATGTTGAATCTCTCGACATACAACCGATGGGTCGGTATCGATCCGACTGTCCGGTGTGCGGCAAGAAAAATACGTTTAGCGTAAACGATGACGGAATGCAACGTCTTTGGTTTTGCTTTCACGCTGACTGTAATGTGTCAGGACGAACAGGAATATCCTTGACACGCGACTTTGCAAAGCTTGCAATGAAAAAACAAGAGTCTAAAATTTCAAAAGACACGCTGACAAAATTTGAGTTACCTAATACTTTTGTTAGCCTTTCTCGTAACTTAGATGCCGAACTTTATGTGAAATCTGTGAATGCCTATGACGCCTACCTTGCAGGTCGGGCTGACATTCGCTACGACTTCAAGCGTAACAGAGTGGCGTATGTAGTTAAAAACGGAAACAATGTCGTCGATGCTGCCGGACGAGCCATCGATGGACGCAACCCGAAGTGGTATCGATATGGAAATTCTAGCTTACCTTTTTGTTGTGGCTCCAGTAGTACGGCTATTGTCCTCGAAGATTGCGCCAGTGCTTGTTCAGTTTCTGCACTAGCAACAGGGGTTGCCTTATTAGGTACAAATCTGCTAGAACCACACATAGAGACGTTGCGTAAGTACGAACGTGTGTTTGTCGCGCTTGACAAGGATGCAACTGACAAAGCCGTCAGCATGGTAAAGGTACTATGCCGACAAGTTCCAACCAAACTCATGGTCTTGAGCCGTGATCTAAAAAACCTAGCAAAGGAAGAACTAAATGAATTCTTACGATCCCACATCGATTGATCGACAGATACTTGGCTTCTGTCTCAATGCCGACTTCTTTGGTCGTGTAAAGAACATTGTTGATCGGACGATGTTTGAAAAAGAGATGCGTGACATTTTTGACACGTTGACATATTCTCACACCAAGTATGGAAAAGACTTAACTATCAGTGAGTTAGCCAGTCTGTTCAATGATCGTAACCCTGCTATGCCAGAAGCTGCACGGAACAAGGTACACGAAACCATAGCAAAGCTAGACGTTGGTAACGCCGACAACCACGACTTGCATCTGGATTTGGTACACAACTTCTGGTTGCGTGATCGTGCGCGGGTCATAGGTGAGAAGGCAATCGAAATCTTTACTGGTGACAGCGAGGAGTTCGGTGAGTTACGCCGCCTCATAGAAACAGTAGAAGACGGACGCATCAGCGACAAAACAACCTACACAAAGGTCGAACACGACTTTGAACAACTGTTAGAGGACGAAGCTGGTGATCCTGATTTCCCTTTTACGTACGATCTGATCAGTGAAAATGTTGGCGGATTAGATCGTGGTAACTTAGGTATCCTGTTTGCCAGACCAGAAGTAGGAAAGACAACCTTCTGTTGTTTCCTTGCCGCATCGTATATCAAACAGGGATTCAAGGTAACTTACTGGGCTAACGAAGAACCAGCCCCAAAGATCAAGCTGCGTATTATCCAGTCATACTTTGAACTCACTCGCCCAGAAATGGTAAGCAACAAAACCGACTTGGGTCGACGCTATCAAGAAGAGATAGCCCCCTTGCTTACGATTATGGATTCGGTCGGCACGTCGGTTGAAGAGGTCGACGAATACGCCAAACTAAACAAACCCGATGTTATGTTCTGTGACCAGTTAGATAAGTTTCGTATCTCTGGTGAATACAATCGTGGGGATGAACGCCTCAAGGAAACGTACGTCGTTGCTCGTGAGATAGCCAAACGAAACCGACTCCTTCTGTGGGCAGTTAGTCAGGCAAGCTATGAGGCACATGATAGGCAGTGGATTGACTATTCAATGCTTGACAATTCACGGACAGGCAAGGCAGGTGAAGCCGACATCATCATAGGTATAGGCAAGACAGGTTCAAGCGAGGTGGAGAACACTGTGCGGCACATTTGCATATCCAAGAATAAGCTGAACGGATGGCACGGTATGATCAACGGACAGATAGACATTGAGAGAGGGGTGTATTACTAATGAATGTATTGACCTTTGACGTAGAGACAACCCACATCCACAAGGATAGCGGCGGAACAACTGCCCTACCTTACTTTGGAAACCGACTCGTTTCTATCGGCTACAAGTGGCTGGGTAAGACAGTTCACTACCACTGCTATTACCACAGTGAAAGGCCAGCCTACGACTTTGCTGCCGAAACATTCCAGCGGGAACTCGACACGGCTGACGTTGTTGTGGGACAAAACATAAAGTTTGATCTGTCGTGGATCAGAGAATGCGGATTCAAGTACGAAGGACACGTCTATGATACGATGGTTGCGGAATATATTTTATCGAAAGCCCAGCGTTGGCCTCTTGGACTTGCTGCTCTTGCAGAAAAGTATGACGTTACCCGCAAGGAGAAAGACCTCGTTGCGCCGTATCTTAAAGACGGCAAGACCTTTTACGACATACCGTGGGAGATAGTAGAAGAGTACGGAAAAGCTGACGTACTTGCTACTGAAGAGATTGCACTTAAACAGCTTGATGCCTTTGGCACTACCTTTGAGGAACTATTCAATGACCAACAACTTGATACCGACGTTAAAGCTTTCGCTTGAGATGACAGATACCCTCGCTCGTATCGAGCAGCAGGGACTCAAGATAAACCTACAGACCCTCGATGAGATCGAGAAAGAATATCAAGAAGAGATGGACATCCTTGAGGTACGCCTCAACGAACTGGCGCGGGAAGCTATGGGTGACACTCCGGTCAACTTGTCTAGCCCTGATGATCGCAGTGTGTTGCTCTATTCACGCCGCGTAAAGGATAAACCCGCGTGGTCGCGTATGTTTAATCTGGGTCACGAGATGCGTGGCTCCACAATGAAACCCAAGCTGCGTACCCGCATGAAGCGCAGTGAGTTCAACTCAACTGTCCGCCGCATGACAGAGGTAGTTCAAAAGACACGCGGACATCAATGCACAGATTGTCGTGGGGAAGGTCGCGTCAGCCCTCGCAAGAAAGATGGCACACTAGGCAAAGCAATCCGTATCTGCAAGCCGTGTAGTGGCACAGGAGTTATCTACGTTCCTACCGGCGAGGTTGCTGGCTTCAAGTTGGTTCCGCGTGATCCGATGGATACGGCATCCGCCGGATTCAAAACCGACAAGGTTACTTTAGAAAACCGACAAACCGACTTGTCGGGTGATGCCTATGAGTTCGTTGTGGCCTACGTGCGCTACAATGCTCTTCGTACTTACTTATCAACATTTGTAGAAGGGATGAAGAATAATGTTGACGAGAATGGTTTTATACATCCAGAATTTATGCAATGCGTTACGGCGACGGGTCGCCTTTCGAGTCGCAATCCTAACTTTCAGAATATGCCACGTGGAAATACCTTCGCTATACGGAAGGTGGTCGAGAGCCGCTTCGAGGGTGGCTCGATACTTGAAGGGGATTATTCCCAGCTAGAATTTCGGGTAGCCGGTTTCCTTGCCAAAGATAGCCAAGCCTACATCGACGTAAATGAGGGTACAGATGTTCACAGTTATACTGCCAGTATTATCGGGTGTAGCCGACAAGAAGCGAAGGCTCACACCTTCAAACCGTTATACGGTGGTGTCACCGGAACCGACGCTCAACAACGCTACTACAGAGCCTTTAAAGAAAAGTATGAGGGTGTCACTGCTTGGCACGAGCAACTCCAGCGAGAGGCCGTCCAGAAGCGATTAATCACCCTTCCAAGCGGTAGGCAATATGCCTTCCCTCACGCACGTTGGACTCAGTGGGGTACGGCTACAAATCGGACTGCAATTTGCAACTATCCGGTGCAGGGATTTGCTACCGCTGACCTATTGCCTATCGCTCTTGTCAAGCTGCAAAATTTGTTCCTTGACAGAAAACTTATTTCTGTGATATGCAACACGGTACACGATTCAATCGTAGTCGATGTACACCCAGATGAAAAAGATATTTGTATCAAGCTGATGACAGAAGCAATGATGTCGTTACCTGAAGAGACAATCAGAAGATATAATGTGGCCTATGATATGCCTGTCGGAATAGAATTAAAAATAGGTAAGAATTGGCTTGACTTGACAGAAGTAGACCTGTAGTATCAGTCTACAACCCTAACAACAGGAGCATGAAAAATCATGGATACAGGGACAGACTTAATGAATATGAATGACATGGACGCAATTGTAGCAGCTATGAATGCAGACAACGACGAAGCATTGATGGCAGCAAGTGGTCAGAATGTAAAACAGACTGGTCAAAAAGGACTACCAAGAATTAATATCAACTACGATGCAGAGACAGAGGACGGTAAGAGCCTACCTCGTGGATCGTGGAAGATGTACATGGATGGTCGCTACATCTTTGCAGAAGAGGTGGTGCTCCGCCCAATCCTTCGCACATTTGAATACAGCGTATGGGATCAGGAAAGCGGTACGTTTTCATCCAAGTCAGTACAGAAGACCGTGCTGTCTGGTATGTTCCCCGATACAAACGGCGGAAACAAATGTGGTCGCTTGACTCGTGACGAGGAAGATCGTCTATCTAAGGATGACGTTGCTTACCTCAACTCTCGTGCAGCAAGCTGTAACCAAATCCTTTACTCTAAGGTGTCTGGTACATTTAAGGACGTAGATGGTAACGAGGTCGTTTTGGATAACGAACCTGTCGTTGCTTACTTCAAGCGTTCTGGTTTCATTCCGATGAACGACTTCATCAACAACTTGAGCAAGCAGAACAAGGTTATGCAGAAGTGCGAAATCTTGTTGGGTACAAGCCGCCACAAGAAAGGCAGCGTAACCTACTGGACACCAAACCCTACCTTGAAGGGCGTAGTTCCAGAGATCAGTGCAGACGACAAGGAGTTGATGGCTAAGTTTGTTGAGACTGTGAAAGGTCACAATGAAACAGTTATGAACCAGCATCGTGACGCAGCAAAGCTTCTCGCTGACGATGACGACATCGATTTGGCAGCGGACTTTGACAATGCTAACGCTGCTTAAAATCCAAGACTATATGTCTAAGGCTCTCAGGGGGGAAGTTTCTGTCTCCCCTGAGACTATCGAAACATTTAAAAACGATTGTGCAAACTCTATTGTAAAGCAACTCAGTCCTGATAGTAGAGGTGAGTACCGTCTTCGTATGTCCGGCTTGGGTCGTCCACTTTGCCAACAGGTATTGGATAAGCACGGCATCAAAGAAGATATGGAATACAACACACTGTTTCGTTTCATGTTTGGTGACCTAACTGAATCTATCCTCATGGCAGTTATGCAAGAGGCTGGGGTCGAGATCGTGGACTATCAGCGGCAGGTCGAGTTGGAGATCGGTGGGGAGAAATTGAAGGGAACCCTCGACGTAATCTTGCGTGATGAAACAGGCCAAGATAAGGTCTGGGATATCAAGTCTGCAAGTGACTGGGCATTCAACTACAAGTTTACTGGGATGGGTGGCTACGACAAGTTAAAGGAAGAAGACCCATTTGGATACCTGATGCAGGGGTTCTTGTACAGTGAGGCTGTCGGTTTGCCGTTCGGTGGATGGATAGTTGTCAACAAGTCAAACGGTATGGTTGCCGTAGTCGACGTGCCAGACTGGTCACAAGAAGACAAGGCAGACTATCTCAAGGATGCTGCGGAACGAATTAAGTTCCTTAACAATCCAGATGTGAAGCCGTTCAAGCCGTACAAGCCAATTCCAGAAACCTACAAGAACAAAGGTGAGTTGGTTTCGACAGGCAACAAGTTGCTTCCACGCGAATGCAATCTGTGTGGATATAGGTATCACTGTTGGCCTAACGCTATCTTGCACAGTCGTGTAACATCACGAGCAAAGTCACCACCGCAGGTTTGGTATTCAACCTTGAAGAAAAAGGAACTATGATGCCGTACCTGTTTGTAAAGAACTACGAAGTAGACTTGATGCACATGAATAAAAGCTTGTATCACATCTACATCGAGTCGACAAAGAAGAGCGGGGGAGAAAGACGGGTATGTCAGATGCGTATACATCAGAACGGCCTGCCTCTCACTCTTGTCGACAACTACAGCAAAGATGGATCGCTCCACGCAGATACTGAGGTGCGAGACATAAAGACTGTAGAAGAAGAATTACAAAAGATAAGTAGAACATCTCACGCGGGAGCGTATGTATGTGTGCCGATGCACCCTTTAACAACAGAACTTACAAATATAGAAAGACTATCCCCCAAACTGGCAGGGTATCTGATAAAAAGATTTCAATCGATTGGACTAGAGTTTTGAAAAAATCACAATATAGGTCGCAGTTCGAGTTGAATCTTGCTCGAACATTGACAGAAAACAAAGTGCCATTTCGGTACGAAGAAACAAAATTCCAATACATACCCGAACCACGCAACTATACTCCAGACTTCTACCTAGAAAAGTCAGACATCTATGTCGAAGCAAAGGGTCACTTGACAAAAGACGACAGAGTTAAGATGCTGCTTGTCAAGAAACAACATCCCAAGTTAGATATTCGTTTTGTATTTCTTCGGGCATCGAATAAGATTTACAAGGGTAGCAAAACAACGTACGCTGCTTGGTGTGAACGACATAATTTTATCTGGGCTGAAGGCTCAATCCCAACAGATTGGTATGAAAAAAATGGCAGACGATAACGACATCCAGCAGAATATGGAAGCCCTGTCTCTTTTACCGGACAGGTACTACATCATTCTTCGTTCTACCGGAGATAATGAGTTTACCCTGTCAGCGTACGACACCACAAGCAAAACGTACGAAGAAGATGAAGACTTCGATTCGGCTATGATTATCCAAGAGGGTGCACTCGATATGATACGTATGCACACTGACGAGGTTTACGACAGGGGTGTCGCTGCGATACAGTTTAGACTGGTAGGTCAAGAGATGATTGAAGAGGCAGAGATCACTGATCCTAAAGCCATCAAAGCAGTTGAAGGCAACGTAGTTAAAGTAGATTTTGGAACGAAGCAATGAAACTAGATGAATATCAAATGAGAGCGGAAGACACCGCGATATACCCCAACGAATACGCTATTGTGTACCCTGCGCTGGGTTTAGCTGGGGAAGCCGGTGAGGTAGCGGACAAGGTAAAGAAGATTATTCGCGACGGAAAGCCTGAACTTTTTTATAAGGACGATATTGCAAAGGAACTAGGAGACGTGTTATGGTACGTTGCAATTCTTGCAAGAGACTTAGGATACAGCTTAGAAGAGGTCGCGCAGCGCAACTTAGACAAGCTA